GAGGGCTGGCCAATTTCTGCGTCACTGGCGCTTGTTGGCTTAAAAACCGGGTAGGAATTGGTCACGTCCAAATCTTCAATCGCGTCTACTTCACCACCTGTGCGCTGCCATAACCTATGCATGAACTCGATAAACGGCCTGGTCGGTCTGCCGGTTTTCATATCAATGATCTGCATGTTGACTGGTGGCGGATCGACCTTAATTCCTGCCATTTTCGACCTCCGCGTATGCCCCAACGATTGCAACGGGTATCGGGTCGCTGATCTCTACCTTGTACTGGCGCTGCCTGAACATTCCCAGGCGGTTCCATTGCACTCTAGTAAGGTAACTACCAATCTTGCCGATTGGTGACCAGTGTTCATTGCTCCACGTCTTGCCGCCATCGTCTGACCATTGCAGCATTGCCTGTGGGTCGTCGCCTTGTCCGGTCACCAGGCCAACGCCACTGTCCATATCCAGTTCCAGGCAGTGCATGATTGCCCGGCTACGGTTGCTGTGAATCGGCGGCGACACAGCAATGCGCAAGATTTCGTCCACGTTATCTTCATAGATATTTAATGCCATGGTGTAAACGTTGCCATTTTGAAAGTCGCCAACCAGGTGCTGGCCATAAGCGTAAACGTGGCATTGCGCGTGGTGCCTGCCCCACTGGTAATGGCTGCGCTCATGCCATAAGCCGGTTGCGACATCAAACACAAGTGTCAGTTTTTTCGATGGAAAGGTAATTACATAAAACGAATGGCCTTCCTCGATGTAGGTATAAGCGAAAGCGTCCGGGTTGTCGTCGCCTATCCTGGCTTCAACGGCGTGCGTGCTGGCCCGGATTGGCTGATATCCGGATGCCCGGTAAATCATGCCGTCATTGCCCAACCAGTAAACGGTATTGTCTAGCTTGGCTACGCTGCCCGGAGCCTCACAGCCTTTTTCGACAAATGCGCCCTGCATCCGTTCAAAAGGAAAATCTACATCGCCACTGTTGTACCAGACTTCAATAGACTCAACGCCAAACACCCACAGTTCCCGGTGATCGGAAATCACGGCCACAGCGTCATCCGGGGAGCCTTCAGCGGTTGCAAACCGCAACGGGTCAAACTCGGTTGATAGCAGGTCCGACAGGAAGAATTGCCCGGTGCCGGCGCGGTTGAAAATGAAATAGCCGTCCTGATAGGTGACAGTGTTTGCCGGATACCAGCCATCACCACTCAGCTGCCGCAATCCGTCGATTGGGTTGTAGGCATACCCTTTCAGGCCATCCACAAACACCAGGTCAATGCCGTTTGAGGCTGACGATACAGGCCCGGTCTGATCTATCTCGCCCTCTTCTGTGTAATCGCCAAACTTGTCGATGGTGTAGAGCCGGGTTGCTGTGACGGCATAGACAACGCCATTCATCTTGTTCAGGGCTTTTACAGGCTTGGTGGGCAGTGACGAAAAGACTCTGGTGCCTGGCGTGCCATACAGCGCTACAGGCGCTTTGCTGTCCTGCGGCAATGCTTCAGCGTACAGATTTACCAGGCGTGAACCGTTGGCGGCGTCTGATCGCGTTTTGTGGCTACCGGTTGCCCACTGAATAGGTTGTTTCATCCACCTGGCCCACTGTAAACGTCATACCCCCCAGCCTCGTATGTCAGGCCGGGGTCCATTTCCAAGTCTCGATTGCGACTCAGACTGTTGATCCGCTTCAATACCTTTCTGGCCTGCGCGTACTGTGCAGCCATCACGGCGGTCACGTCCTTGCCGTACTCCGGTGCAAGCTCCAACGCCAGACCAAGGCGAATGGCCCGGTCATACCCTGGCGGAAAGCTCACTTCTGCCGTCAGTGCGGGCAGATCCGTGATTGGTTTCGCGCTAATCATGGCCAGCTTGTTGCCGCCAGCCACGGGAATGCCACTGAGTCGCAACACGCCAAGCGGGTTGCTGGACGTGTAATAGGCGTATTTCGGAAAAGTCTGAACGGTGTCCTTGATCGGGATGTTCGCCCAGGTGTTAAGGCCTACCAGGTCAATAGGGCTGGAATTTCCTTCGGTGTCGATGATTCGCAAGTGTTCAATCGTTGTCGGGCGCACGGTGTCGAAGTCGCCACCATCGCCAATCGTAAACTCGTTTTGCAGGGTCAGATCGAATTGTTCATGCACCAGGGCAGGCACAAGCAGGGTTTCATTGCTCCAGCTGTCCAGCATCTGCTTTGCATACAATAATGCGTCCTGCAATTCCGTGGGCCTTGCTTCTTCCCCACTTGCTAGGACGCCAATGCTACGCAGTGCGCTGTCAATCAGTCGTTTGGTAGTTGCCATGGTCTTTTACTCCAGGCCACTACGGACCTTCTCAATAAGCGTGTCGGACTTCCAGGCTTTCATCATCTTCACGCCAAGATACCGGCCCAACTTTACCAGTTCGTCCTTATCCAGCTGTTCGAAATCTTCATTAAAGCGTGCCATCAGCTGGTCGCGTTCTTCATCGTGCCCCTCAAGCGCGGTTTCTTGCTGCTCGGCTTCGGCTTTAAAGTCTGCCGGTGACTCGCACCATCCCTGTTTTGCCAGTGCGTCCATATCATCAACGTCTGTATCGAAGATTTTCGCCTTCTTGTTGGGATGATACCGCCATGTTTGCATGTTCTTCTCCGTCAGGAAGAAAGGGGCCTTGTGGCCCCTATCTCATATTGCTGGTTTACACAGCCGCGCTGAACGGTGTGGCTTCGGTGCCGGTCTGCTGAATGATGCCATTCACAGCCCACACGTTTTCGGCCACGTCCACCAGTTCTACGCGATCACCAACGATGCCGCCAGTTGTACTGCCGTCCATTGTGATCGTGTCAGAGTCAGATGCCGCTTCCCATCCATTTACGGAATCGTCGGTATCCGCTGCACCAATGACCACGCCCTGCATAATGTCGTCAGAGTTTGCCACTTGGATCACGTTGGCATTGCTGGTGACTGTTGTGCCGACGATGAAGGTGTAACGGAATCCTGAGCCCGTAGCGGGCGGGAGCGTTACTTCTGCACCTGCGGCGGCGTTGACCACGTACACTTCATCAGGAAGGCGCGGCGATACGGTTACGTCTTGAGCTACCTTACGCATGGTTATGTCCTCTCTACAATTTCAAGAGCAAAGGCCGGTGTTACCCGGCCCTGCTGGTTAGCTTTCGTCTGACCACAGCCGGTGCGCAAGCTCCGGATAGATCAGATCCGCACCCCACACGGCGTCAATACGTGTGATTTCGGAATGGTTACCGATATCGTAGGCGCCGGTCATGCTCAGGGAAAGCCCGGATTCCGGATCACGGACACGGGATTTCACAGTTGCAGACTGCGGAAGCTCCAGGTCAACCATTGCCAGCGCAAGGGCGTCACGGTGGAACAGGTAGTTCTGACGATACGCGGTATCTGCCGTACCCAGGACAGTGATTGAGGCGCCGTCTGCCGGTGCTGCGCTCACGTTCTGGAATGCCGCCAGACTGAGAGTATTACCCTCATTGTCCACGGTGGTCAGCGTGCCATCGTTGATAGCTGGACTGATTGAGATGGTCGCGTTACCGCTGCCGTCCGAGTTCACGTCCTCTTGAGCCACGAAATACTGCAAGCGTCCGGTGCTTTGGTAGTTCTGCGGGTTGATTTCAAACACCCCGCCAATCGTGAACACGTCACCCGCTTTAAGCAGGCCGGTAATGCCGGAGCCCCATCCGTCAGTGACCAGGGTTGAACCGGTCTGGCCTGCACCATTGATAAGCGGCGTACCTGCGTAGGCGCCTACTGTGTGCGTTGGCACGTTCTGAGACTGGAACAGGTCAATGTCAGCCAACGGCCCCATGTAACCTTTCTGAAGCGATTGCTTCACCATCATTTCGTTGAACTTGGTGGAAATGTCGTCGGAAATCTCCGCGCCATCCAGCAAATTCATAATGCCACGGCGCATACCATCGTCAGGTACACCCACGTTGCCCATGTGGGCCTTGGCAAGATGGAATGACTTGGTGCCGATTGCCGTGCCGGGCGTGCCGGAACTGAAAAACGAATTCTTCAGCTTCAGAAGCAGAGAGCGGTCAATCACGTTGGCAATCTGGATCATGCCAGACTTCAGGTAGCGCTCTGAGAAATTCTGAACAGACAGTGTGCGATCGCGCTGGTTAATTTCCAGACCGAAATGCTCTTGTCGGTTAATCTGGAACGGGGTGGTCTGATCGATCAATGGCTGCTTAACCAAAGTACGGCCAGACGCGGTTTTGGTGCGGTAAGGCTTTTGCAGGGAAATGGTGTCACCCACCTTTGCAAAGCGCTTTTCCAGGTCACGATGGACCAACGGCGCCATAACCAAGTTGTTCTTCAGAAGCCGCAATGCTTCTTTCACAATGATATCGTCCGTCAAAAGACGGTTATCAACACCTTGTACGCTCATGGTTTATTCTCCAATTACCAAAAACTTCCACGCTTCCTGTCGCGCTCGTTCATGGTGCTCTCATACTCCGAAAAATCCATATCTGCTGTGGTTTTCGTGCTTGAGTCGCTACCCCTCACGGGCTCGATAGGGTCCGGCGCGGACGTTGTTTTTTTACCGGGCGGTTTAATGTTTGCCACTTTGACTTCAAGTTTCCCGATTTCACGGGCTTGAGCCATCGGGCTGAGTCCAGCGATACGGCTGGCCTCGTCTTTGTGCTTGCCAAGGTAATAGGCTACGTCACCAGGACTATCAGCGTCTGCAAGAGCCTTAACCATTTCTTTGGTGATCTGCACGTCTGGCGCGGTCACCACTTCATCGAAGTCGGAATATTTCTCCCGGCTGTTGTCAAACGCATCGTTCACGTCCTCCAACGCCTCGTCATATTCCGGATCTTCTTCTTGGTTCTGGTCCTGCGTTTTGTCGTCGGCGCCCTTGTCTTTTGCATTGTTCGATCCTTTCCCCTGTTTCTGATCGGCTTTCCAGTCGGCCAGTGACTCAAGGTAGTCGTCGTAACTGTCAAAATCGGAAGGGTCCGGTTCGTCGGTGTCGCTATCGCTGATATTGTCGGTTTGGCCGGTGTCTGACTTATCGCCAGAACCTTTTAGCTTGGCCAACTCCTGTTCTGCCTTTTTTGCACGCTCGGTCAAGCGGTCAATGCGTTTCTGGTACCGGCCCTTGGATTTACCCTTAGACTTGGCACCTTCGCCAGCATCGGCGGCGGGTTCTTTATCGGCATCTTCCTTGCCTTCTTCCGTTGAAACGTCCTGCCCCTCCTGTTGGGCCTTTCCTTTCGCTTGGGTAGTGGCCGACCCTTCACCCTGTTGTTCCTGGTTATCGCCTTGCGGCTGATCCCCAACGGCCTCGGTAACGAAAACCTCGTAGTTTTCGGTTTCTTGCTCTGGTGTCTTGGCTTCTTCTGCCATGTCGCGCTGTCTCCATCGCGGATTTTACCCCTATGAAAAGCCACAGGTAGCTAACTGCCTACATTATAGCCTGATTTCAGGTATTACCAGCAACTTGCCGGGGTTGCTGCCCTTGTGACATAA